TTTACTACGCAAAAGGTATTGTGCTGACTTAGCGGTATCAGCAAGGCTTGATCCCATAATCGCCGATCCTGCTGCACTAATAGACATATCCGCAGGTGCACTCCTACCCATGCCCGCTCCTAATGACGTTAATAGCTGTGGTAGTTCTGAAACTTTTGAATTACCAAAATCACTAGATGCAGCAAATTCTCTAGCAGCATTAGCAAGGTATTCTGTTGTTTTATTTCTTTCAAACCCGTTGATTCTAAGGTTCGTATCATCCTGTAGATTTGTAGGAAAAGGTAGTTCAATAGAATTAATTGATCTTAATTCACTGCCCACAGCTCTTTGCCCAACTTTTTCACTAGTTCTGTTTAATCCACCGCCTAATGCAGTTTTAAAATCATAATCTTTGAAAACGAACAGAACCGAATGTGGTACAGGCGATGTTGGAAAAGACAAGTTACCTTGAGTGTTCTTATTGCGCCATACATTTTTGTCATGCTCTGGGCGAGATGTTGTATTCGCCATTTGATTCGGTCCTTTTCTTATAAATAGTTTATGTTCTTATTTATATGGAAGTGTGAGCAGGATATTGGCGTATAGTGGTAGGTTTCGGCCGAAAAACCCGCAGAAATATAAAGGTGACCCTACAAAGATTATTTATCGTTCGTTGTGGGAGTTTAAATTCTTTAGACACGTGGATAAACATCCTGATGTGATTTGGTGGCAAAGTGAAGAGGTTATTGTACCTTATAGATCACCAATTGATGGGCGGTTACATCGGTATTTTCCTGATGTGATTGTTCGGCAGAAAAAGCCTGACGGTAAGACCGAAACATTAATGATTGAAATTAAACCAAAGGCACAGACAAGGCCGCCTGATATTCGTAATAAAAGTACACTCAAAGGTCGTGTGTCAAAACGCTATTTGAATGAGGTTAAAACCTGGGGTGTTAATGAGGCAAAGTGGAAAGCAGCACAAAGTTTCTGTGCTGACCGCGGGTGGAAATTTTTGATATATACTGAAGATCATTTAGGAGTTTAAAAATGGTAGCACAATTATTTGACGATATACTATTAAGAGGTGTCCGTGAAGGGCAAATCCCTGCACGTACTGCAGGTGCCAGAGATTGGTATCGTCAGCAAGCCGCTACAGTTGGAAAAGGTGAAGCAAAAGGTGAAAAACTTATTCGTGAAGCCGGTAAAGAAAGATACGAAAACAGATTTAGATTAGGCCATATGTATATGTTTGCATATGATCCGAAGCACAAAAAGACATTACCATACTATGATAGGTTTCCACTTATATTTCCGATAAATAGAGCACAAGGTGGTTTTCTTGGTATCAATATGCATTATTTGCCACCCACCTTAAGAGCAAAATTAATGGACCAACTATATACCGTTGCCTCCAATAAAAAATATGATGAGAGTACTAAATTGAGGATTAGTTATGATGTATTAAACGGAGCATCTAAGTTTAAGTTATTTGCACCTACGGTGAAACATTATTTAACAAAACAGGTAAGAACAAGATTAGTGTATATTAATCCTTCAGAATGGGACATTGCATTATTCTTACCGACACAAAAATTCGTTGGAGCAAAACAATCAAAAGTTTGGTCTGACTCAAGAAAAGCCGTAAGAGGAAGATAAATGTCTTTTAACATATCAAAATTCAAATCAAATATGGACCGTTACGGTGGACCTGCCCATACCTCATTATTTGAAGTTCAAATCATTCCACCCGGTGTTAGAATTGAATCAGGATTAACACCAAGGGAACTTACATTCTTTTGTAAAACCGCGGCAGTACCAGGTTTAACCGTAAGAACAGAAACACTTGAACAAGTTGGCCAATTGCCAAAACAGTTTCCTGTAGGAATGGATAACCAACAATTTAATACAATCTTTATGCTTGACTCCGACCACGCCGTTGTGAGTTATTTCCACTCATGGATACAGTCAGTTGTAAATTATGGTTCAAAAGGTGGATCCTTTGCTGAGGTTGATGGGCAACTGCCATATGAGGTGGGATATAAAGATGAGTATTCATGCCGAATGATTATCAAATATTATTCAACACGCGGTAACATTGAAACTTATTATGAGACAATTCTTGACGGATGTTATCCAACAGTTATTGGTGATATTGATTTGGCATGGGAAAACAATGACAGCTTTGGCACATTACCTGTTGCGTTTGCATACGATCGCATTGCATTTAGCGGAGAAAAGGTCGGTTTGGTTGGAACACTTGAACGGTTTGGACGAGGCGCAGGATTGTTATCATTACTCGAATCAGTAGGCAGCATTGGTCAAACAATTCAACAAGGTATAAGACCTGTTGGCATTCAAGATGCAATTAATAGGTTTACTAAAGTAAGAAGCGATTTCGATAATATATCAAAAATATTTAGATAATAAGAGGACAATAAATTATGACACTACCAAAAATTGATTTACCGATTTATGAGATGGAATTGCCATCAACCGGTGAAACTGTTAAGTACCGTCCCTTCACGGTTAAAGAAGAAAAGATTCTATTAGTTGCTCAAGCATCTAAAGATAGTACACAAGAAATGGTTGCATCAAAGCAAATCGTAAATAACTGTTTGATTGACTATGATGTTATGAAATTAGCAATGTTTGATCTTGAGCTCATTCTATTGACGTTGAGATCAAAATCTGTTGATAACTTAATTGAAATGCAGATCACTGATCCTGATACAGACGAAACTGTTGATATTTCAATTGATTTGATGGACACTGAAGTTATTAAAAATGATAAGCATAGTAACAAAGTTAAGATTAATGATGATTACACATTAATTCTAAAGTATCCTTCGATTGATGAGTATATTAGAATTACTGAAATGGATGAAGATGATCCATTGGTATCATATCAAATTATGGTTTCCTGTTTGGATAAAGTTGCATCGGAAGATGAAGTTTATGAGTTCAAAAAGTATTCGCAAAAAGAAATAGATCAATTCATGGAAGATGTGACAACCCCGGTAGTTGATGGTATTAGATTATTTTTTGAAACAATGCCAAAGATAAGACACACTAAAACATACAAGAATAAAAACGGCGACACTAAAAACTTTGTAATAGAAGGAATGCGAAGTTTTTTTACATAATGTTGTGCCATTCATCACTGAGCGAATATTACCAAACGATGTTTGCTCTGGTTCAACATCATAAGTATTCTATATCAGATATTGAAAGTTTGGTACCGTATGAAAAAGAATTATATTTTACAATGTTAATTGAGTTCATGGAAAAGCAAAACGAGAATAGGTAAGAAACATGGCTAGAGAATATTCCAAAGATACAGAAGCAATCATCCAAAGGCTTAGGGATGAAGGTGACCTGATCCGTGATAGTGGAACAAATTCATTAAAAACAGTCGGTTCAAAACTCGACAAGTTTGGTGATGTTTTCAAATCAATTAATAATGGAATACAAGCTCAAAGTGTAATGCTAAAGCAAGCACAAGGTATAGCGGAAGAACAATACGAGTATACAAAAAGACAACGGGATTTTGATGATTTAAAATCAGAAAAGATTGCTACTGATACTCGTAAGAATGCCGAAGACCGTGACGCAAAATTAATTGACGGTGTTACAAAGGCATTTAACTTAGGTAACCTTACCAAATTACTTGTAGGTGGTGCAGGACTTGCTGCCGCAGGCCTTATAGGTAAAGGGTTTATAGATGAAAAATTTCCTAATGCATTTGACGGTATGGGCGATATAGTCACGGAATTAAAAACTTCTGTTGAAGGTTTGAATACAGCAGCATCTGAGTTGTCACGAACTGTTAATGAAGTAAAAAATGATATTGAATCATTTAAAAATAGTATAGCCGTGCAGCTTGCCATCGCATTGGCCAGTATTCCCTTAGGATTTGCTGTTACCAGAGGTCTTGCTAAAGGTATACCAGCAGGTGTAACGGCATATCGTGGTGCAAGGCAAGGTGATGCTGGTTTAGCACAAGCGAAGGCAATTAAAGAAGCACAAGAGCGAGCAGCGAAAGAAGCAGCAGAAGCAGCGGCAAAACAAGCAGCAGAAGTTGCAGCAAGAGAAGCAGCAGAAGCAGCAGCTAAGAGAGCAGCTCAATCTGCTGCATCTGATGATAGGTTAATAGCAATCGCGGCACAGCAGGCAGCAGACGTAGCGGCAAGAGAAGCAGCAGAAGCAGCAGCCCGTAAAACGGCGGCAATCACAGCATCAGTCGCAGCACAAGAAGCAGCATATGCTGCTGCCGCTGGTCCTAATAGAATTCAACCACCGCTATTAAATAAAAGCCCGACCGGAATGTTTAATTCACCAGACGCATTGCCCAATATTAGGGTTGAAGAGATGGGTAATGGAACCATTAGATATCGAGATATGGGTAAAAATGGAACATTTATGCGAAGGGATGTGGCAGTCCAACGACTAGCAGCTGCAGGACTTGGACCTGACGGTTTACCAGATTATAGCAGAACATCTCGGCCTCCACGTGTTGGCCCAAGAACAGGTGATGCTGGTTTGACAGAGACAAGAAGAATGTTAGCCCAAGGAGCACGGGACGGTGCAGATCTTTTAGCAAATGCCGACAAAGGTTTGATACGAAAAATGGTTGGAACTGAAACCAAGAAAATTGCGTTAAAATGGATTCCTGCTGTCGGTGCAGTTGTAGGTATTGGGTTTGCAGCATATAGTCTTTTCATAGGAGATTATACATCCGCCGGTTTAGAAACAGTCGGTGTAGCATTCCCTAGTATTACTGGTATTGCTGCTGATGTAGCCGCAGCTACTACTTCAATCTTTTTCCATGTTGGCGGAGTAGGTCCTTATAACCAATTCAACCCAGCACACCGTGCACTATATATGGAAATTGCTAGGCAGTTGCGAGATTCAATTGATAAGTACATGGAAGAAAGAGCAAGGGCAAAAGCACAACGAGCATCGGAACCTTCACCTGCTGAGCGTTTGGCAATGGAAGCACAAATTCAGTATAGCAATATGGCTCATGAAAGACAAGATACTTATTATGAAAGAAATGAAAGCGGAGGATTTTTAGGAATGCGCCGTTACTCGATATATAATTCTTCAGGACAATTTCTTCGTTATTCACGCTCAAAACCTGATGGTACTACATCTATGGATGGTTTCCGTATTAATCAAGCAAGGAATAATTATTACCCATCAGCACAGCGCCAAATGGCACGAGCACAAATGGTTGCAGCAGGTGCAATAGGCTCAGGCGGACAAGTTAATGTTCATATGGGTGATACCGTAAACGCGCCAATGTCTTATACCGAAGGTGCAAGTTCCATGGCAAATGTTAGAGTGAACGGTGGCGCAGGTGGTTATACCGATGATCCGTTTAGTAATTTGCCACCAGGTATTAATTAAATATCTTTTTAATTTGATTATCAATTGCAGTTTGCGGATCATTAATATATTGGTTTATATTAAATAGATCTTTAAGCTCATTCAGGATTTCAATCCTTACTGAATCATTATCGTTAAAGTATTTAATTCTTTCATCAATATCCCACGCATTAGCGACTAACAGTTTTTCTTGAATATGTTTAGGTATTTGTAAACAATCAGGATCATATTGTGTATCAAGAAATGGTATAATATCGGAATAGGCATATAGTACAGGTCTAAAGTTTAGTGAGTCATTAATTGACACGCATCTAAAAATCATTCCATACTTATATCTTTTTGTTTTATCATTGACCTCGGACGGAAGCAATGCTTCTTTATAATTTTTATGTTCTATAACATTATTATATAGTTCTGTAAATGCAGCAGTTTCTTTAAGAGTTGTTTCCGCTCGTTCTGATCTACCGTCCTTTGATTTATTAATACCATTCTTTCTTAATGGAATATAATAAGAACAATCATCGGATTTGACATCCTTTAGAAACTTATCCCAAATAAATCTCCTACTGCCTTTGTCCTGAAATAACGTACCAGCAAAAAACATATTATGAGTTTTCTTAACTTCATCATCAAAGAAACTATCGAGTGTTTTTGGTTTAAATTTTTCATCATAGATAATATGCTGTAATTGTGATATATCAAGTTGTTGAAAGTTTCTTGTACCACGTGTATCATCGGCAAAATAAAACAGTTTCGTTTTAATTCCCATTTTATCAAAGTACGGTGTATAGATTGCAGGATCAATTGAAAAGGCAATCAATTCTTTATTCAATTTATTTACTTTATTGATATATCC